GGTGAGCACGTTCTTCAACCCGCAGAAGAAGCGACGCCTGCCGTACACCGACGAAAAAGCCCTGTGGGAAATGATGCCAACGGCGCGCCCCGCATACCCCCGAGTGCGCCTTGCTGGAGGGCAGTTCGGGAACCACCCACGCGAGCCGCTCTTCGTCCGGTACTCGAAGCACGGGGTTCGCGAGATCCTGTTTCACCTACAGAACTCCGAGCGACCGCCGACGATCCCGAAGGACGTCGGGGAGGACTTCCGCCGCCACATGGCCGCCGAGGAGCGCGTGATGAAGGCCAACCCTGACGGCGCGCAGGTTCCAGTCTGGAAGTGTCCGCCGAAACGCCGAAACGACCTGTTCGTCTGCATGTGCTACCAGGCGATGGTGGCCCACATGGCCGGCCTGATCGGAGCCGTCGACATAACCCCGAGCGCTGAAGAATCTCATGAGTGAACCTCTGCTGAATGCCAAGGAACTTGCCGCGCTCCTGCGGAAGTCACGGTCCTATATCTTCGCCATGAAGGCCCGCGGGTTCATCATGCCGGGAGGCACCGCGACCCTTACGGAAGCCCGGGTCTGGCTGTCGAGAAACCCACCTCCACGCTCAAAAAATGAGGGCGCGAGACTCCGCGAGACTCCGCGGAACACCGACACCATGGACACCGCGGAAGAAAGCCGCAACGTGGCAGCGTGTCCGTCCGCACCAGCGACAAGCGCAACTTCCTGCGAGGCATCAAATGGGATGCGGACGATGCGCGCCTGTCGCTCCGTGACGCGCTGAAGGCTGCCCTTCGCGGGCAGATTCAGGAGGTTGCAACCGGCAAGGTGTTGGTCGGGACGCAGGCCAACGGACAACAGGTTTCCTTCGCCCTCCCCTCCTCTTTCGACGCCCCGACCGCGATGCGCGTCGTGGGTGAGCTTTACGACCTTTACGAGGTTTCCGTCGCTGCCCTGACCGCCGGGGCATCGGACTCCCTGATCTTCACGGAGATGATGGACCGGCTCATGGCCGTCCGCTCCTTCTCCACAGACCACAGCCTTCTACGGTGAGCATGAACATCATCGCCACCATCCAGAAGCTGTTTGCGAGGCCGCTGGCCATGTACGAGGCCGGGAAGCGATGGGCGAACACCGGCCGCCGGTCGATCATCGACGCGCACATCCGGGACGCCCGATTTGATGCCGACCGCGGCACCCGCGAGGAGATCGCGCGGAAGGCCCGGTATTTCGAGGCGAACAACGCGATTGTCAACCGGCTGGCCGACCTGTTTGAGCAGTACACGGTTGGCGCGAACGGTCTTACGGTGATCCCGTCGTCATCGGACGAGACGTTCAACCAAGCTGCCGCCCGCGAGTTCTCCGCATGGTGCGCCCGCTGCGATTTCAACGGGCAGCTTTCACTCCAGTCCATGCAGAGCCTGATGGCCCGCGCATGGTTCATCGATGGCGAGGCGTTCGCGCTCAAAACCTCGAACATGGGCGCGCCGGCGGAGCCACGCCTCCAGCTCATCGAGTCGCACCGGGTATCCTCGCCTCACGACCCGCGCAACACCCGGGTTCACGACGGGGTCGCCCTCGACGCTTTCGGTCGCCCAGCGGGGTTCTACGTCAACACGTCGTTCCCTGGCGCCGTCAATTCGGTTCACGAGTTGAAGCCGACCAAGGACGTCGTCCACATCTGGGAGCCGTCCCGGATCGGGCAGCTTCGCGGGCTATCGTTTCTCTACCCGGTCCTGAACGACGTTCACGACCTCGACGACCTCGGCATCTACGAGATGGCCGCGGCAAAAACTGCCGCCGAGAAGACGACGATCATCAAGACCGAGACGGGCGAGTTGAGCCCGGACCAGTTCGCAGAGATGACCCGGTCGAAGTTCACTGGCGAAGGCGTCAACTCCCAAGGTGAAGCCACCACCGAGCAGCGTCAGGACTTCTACAGCAAATCCATCCCCGGCCGCACCGTTGTCGCGTTCCACGGCGACACCGTCGAGGAGTTCGTCAGCCAGCGCCCAAGCGTGGCCGTTCAAAACTTCTGGGACCACATCATCGCAAAAATCTGCGTCGGTGTGGGCATGTCCAAGCTTCTCGTTTTCCCGCACTCCATGCAGGGCACGGTGGTGCGCGCCGACCTCGACGTCTGCGATGCGTGGTTCCGCTCCCGCTCCTCCGTGATGCAGGGTAAGGTCGTCGAGGTCTACCAGTGGTGGCTGCAATGGGCGGTCGGAAACATTCCCGCGCTCGCCAACCCGCCGAAAGATTTCCTCCGCTGCACGGTTCGCGCACCGCGCTCCGTGAAGGTGGACGTCGGCTATGACTCCGCCGCCGTCATCGCGGAACTCAAGGCCGGCATCCGCACGATGGAAAGCATCTGCGCTCCGATGGGTGAGGACTGGCGGAACGTGGCGCGCCAATCGACGACGGAGGCGAAGTTCTTCCAAGAGCTTTCGCGTGAAAGCGGCGTTCCGGTCCACGAGATCGCCAGCAAGGCCTACGAGGTCGCCGCGCAACGCGCTGCCGCACCCGCTCAACAACCCCAACAACTCGCCGCATGAAAGAAGCCAGCCCCATCTTCAACACCATCGCCCAATCCCGAGGCGGCAACGACCCGCGCAAGCTGTGGTTCAGCGTCCAGGCGATGGGCGAGGAGCACACCATCCTGATCCACGACCAGATCGGGAAGGATTGGTGGACGGACGATGGCATCGCCTCGAAGGAGTTTTCCGAGGCTTTGGCGAAGGTTCCAAGCAACCGCAAGATCAAGGTCCGGATCAACTCCCCGGGCGGAAGCGTCCATGATGGACTCGCGATTTACACCGCGCTGGCCGAGCGACGGAAAGACGTAACCGTCTACGTCGACGGCGCCGCCGCTTCCATTGCCTCCGTGATCGCCTTGGCCGGTTCCAAGACCGTCATGCCAAAGCACGCGTTGATGATGATCCACAACCCGTGGAGCCGCGTGACCGGCGATGAGCACGCCATGCGCAAGGCTGCGGACATGCTCCGCATTCACGGCGACGCCATCGCGAACGTCTACGTGGAGCGCACAGGGCGCACCAAGGCGGAGTTGGTCGCGATGATGGACGTTGAAACATGGATGACCGGCGAGACTGCCGTCGCCATGGGTTTCGCGACCGAGTCCAACAACGACGACGTCAGCGCTTCAATCTCTCCCTCGATACTGAATGCGGCTCCTGAGGCCATCCGCAATTCGGTGCAACAGGCCTCCCGTGCCCAGTCGGTTTCTGGGAACAGCAACGACCAACTCATGAACCGCGAACAGATCCTCGCGCTCCTGAAGCGGCACGGTATCAGCGTGGACGCCAAAGCCACGGACGCCGACCTTCAAGCGCTCCTCGACACCACCCTCGCCAAGGCTACCACGCCAGCCGCGAGCGTCACCACGCCGCAGGCTGCTGCCCAGGCGCCCGCGCAACCCGCCCCAGCTCCTGCTGCCGCGACCGATCCCGCGCTCGTCCAGATGCAGGCCCGGCTGGACACCCTCCAGCGCGAGCGTGACGCCGAGCGCGCCAACCGCATCGGCCGCGAAGTTGACGCCCTCATCACGGAGAACCGGATCCCCGCCAACAGCCGCGAGGACTGGGTGAAGCGTGCGACCGCCGACGAGACCGTCCTGAACGCTCTCCGTGCCCTGCCGCAGAACATCCCCGGCACATCGCCGGTTCACTCCGTCCGGATCACGGCGGAGGATCCGACGATCATCTGCAACGAACTGGGCGCGATCCGGAGCCGCGTCAGCAACGCGAACCGTTTCGATCCGAACGCCGCACGCCAACTCGGCGCCGTGTTCGCCAACGAGTTCCGCCGGAACCGGGACCGTGTCATGCCGGTCCTGAACACCAACACCATCTCCACGGAGCTGAAGCGCCAGGTCATCCTCCAGGAGGCGATCGAGGGCTTCGCCTACGCGCTCCTTCCGCTGAACGCGTTTTCGAGCGTTTTTGGCGGTGTCACCCTTGAAGGCACCAACAAGGTCAACGTGCCTTTCATCGACGTGGTTGGAACCTCCAGCACGTCGTTCTCCTCGTCCTACACCATGGGTGACACCACGACCGCGCAACGCGAGGTCACCGTCGACCAGCGTCTTTATCAGGCGTTCTCGTGGACGTCTGACGAACTCCGCCGGCAGCCCGCGCTCAACATCCTGACCCACGTGAAAAAGCGGGTCGAGCGCCTCGGGTACGACGTGGTGCAGTCCGTTCTGGGCAAGGTCACCGCTGCGAGCTTTGGAGCTGCATCCTTCACTGGGGCCGCCTCCGGGTTTGACTCGGACGACATCGCAGACCTCGCTGGCGTTTGCTCCACCGCGAACTGGGGCAACATGCGCGCCCTGATCCTGAGCGTCACCTACCACACCGCGCTCCTGAAGGACTCCGGCATCAAGTCTGCGCTGGCTTACGGCGGCGTGGAGGGTGTTCGCGATGGCCGCCCGCCTCGGATCAACGGCTTCGACATCTACGAGGCCAACTTCATTCCCTCCAATGGCGAGAACCTTGTCGGCATGGCTGCCAACCCGGCGGGCTTGCTGTTCGTCAACGCGCCGATCACCCCGACGCCCGAGGTTCTCCAGAACCTGAGCCAGTACGAGGCGGTGGTCGACCCTGCCACCGGTGCAACTTTCGAGTTCCGCCGCTGGGGCTCTCCGGACTCGGACACGACCAAGCAGGTCATCGAGTGCAACTTCGGATCCGCCTACGGCAACGCGGCTGCAATCAAGCGCCTCGTGTCCGCCTGATCCTGAGCCCACAAGAAAGGAATCAAGACCATGAAGTCTCCATTCAACGCTCTGTTCGCCATCCTCGCCTTCGCGTTCCTGCTGCTTCCTGCGCAGGCTCAACGCTGGGTTTCCGGCACGTCGACCGACATCGGCGCCACCAACACGTACTTCATCGCCCGCGCGGACCTCGCCGGTCAGCCGGTTGTGAGCTACTTCTCCGCAACCTCCGACAAGGCTGCGAGTTTCATCAAGGGTTACACCACGGCCGCAGGCATTCCCGCGACCGCAACCGCCGCCTCCGGGCAGGCCGTCGTCACGCACGCGAGCGGCGCGTCCGCATTTGCGCCCAATGACATCGTGATCGTGCGCAGCGTGGCCAATAACACGTACCAACGGGTTGTGGTGCTGAGCGATACCGCGACCAGCGTGACGTTCAACGAGAACTTGAACTTTGCCCTGGCCGCTGGGGACCAACTCTACATCGCCACGCTGAATGCCCAGATCCCGATCGCCGCTGCGACCGTCAGCGTTCTCCGCGAGACGTTCGCTGGAATCGAAGGCCGCCCGTTCCTCATCGACCTAGATGGAACCAGCGCGTCCCAGATCAACGCCATCACGGTCGAGTACAAAGCGACCCGATAACGCCAGCGGGCTCGGTGGCTGAACCCGCAATGAACCCCGTGCGCCGAGGCGCGGGGATTTCCAAAGGAACCATGAGAACAGCGATCACACTGGCAACGCCGCACGACGGCGCAACCGTTTTCCTGTCGGGGCCGTCCGTCCCGATCCAGCAGCAGAAGGACGAGATCAAGAAGCTGAAGGCGCTCCGCGAACACGCCGAATACGCTGAGGTGCAGCTTTGGGAATCCGGGTCCGGAATCGCGCAGAAGGTGAAGTTCCAGAAGCCAAAGGCCGCGACTCCTGCCGCGCCCGCCACCGAGGAACCGCCAACGCCTCCCGCTGACGCCAAGCGCAAGAAGTAACTCATGCCAACCCCCGCCCAAAACGCGCTCCGAAAAGGGTTCACCGCGATCACCGCGGCGCTCCCGGGCGGGCTATTTTACGACGACCTGCCCGTCCAGGGCACGGTCGATTTCGTCGCCCTTGACGACGTGGCGGACGGCGCAAAGGCGCCCCGCCTGAAGGAACGCAAGGCCGCAATGATTCGCGTCCTCGCAACTGTCGAGCCCGAGACCGGCAAATCGTTCACCGACTCCGCCGGCACCGTCTACCGGATCCGGACCACCCGCCGCGCTGGCGAGTGGGTTGATTGCGAATGCGAGGTGTCCGGATGAGCACCCACAACACCATCGAGTCGTTCAACGCCGCGCTCCGCGAGTATGTGACCGTGGCAGGTCGCGACTACCGCACCGCTATCTCCTCCCGCGCTGCCCGGTTCTCGTTCCACCTTTCGAAGCGTTTGAAGTCCCGCGTTCCTGCGAAGGGTGATGCCCGCACCGAAGGCGAGAACCGACTCAAGGCCGGGAAGGGAATCCGCATCCGAGCCCGGGCCATCCGCTACGCCCGCGAACGCACCGTGGCCACGCAGAGCGATGTCCGGAGCCGCCGCGCTGGCGCGTTCATGGAGACCAACCGGAAGGGCAACCTGAAGAAGGAAGGCCGCACGTTCCAGCAGATCGCCGTCGCCCGCGAACTGAACATCCGCGAGTCCGGCCGCGGCATACTCGCCCGCGGCACTTCGTTCCCTGGGCTGTCGCAGAAGTTCCGAGGGGACCAGTTCGGGGAGCGTCCAGTGAACCGGCTGAACCGCTACGGTCGCCGCCTCGCCCGCTCGACTTACTCCGGATCCAAGGACGGGGCAGCCGTGACGTTCGCGTGGGGCGACGAGGAGGCCAGCCGGAAACTCGCCTCCGCCCTGACCAGTGGGAAGATTTCGCCCGAGATCGACAAGGCACTCAAGCTGACGCGGGACGACATGCTCGAATACATCGCCCGGAAGCGGAAAGGAGGCGCGAAGTGATCGCCTTGAGCGAGGTCCAGCAGGACGCCGTCGACATCCTCGGCAGGCTGTCCGCGTTCACCACCGCGCCAGCCGTCCCCGTGCTCCTCGACGACGGATTGCAGGACGAGGTGGTCGAGAACGCATTGAACGGCGTCGGCGCGTGCGTGCTGGTGTCGCCGATCATGAACGGGACGCAGACGAGCGCTGCCGGCCGCGTCGTGGTTCTCCGCGCCGAGTTCGTTGTCCAGGTGATGCTGAACCCTGCCCAGAACGCGGAGACCGGAGGGGCCGACCGGAACATCCTCGAACTCGTGGAGGCTGTCGTGACCGGGCTGACCGCCAGCGACCCCGGGCCCGGGGAACAGCGTTACACCGTGCCGGCCAATTTTCTGAACCTGAGCGTGGATGAGGACGGGGTGTTCTCCTACCACGTCCAGATCATCAAACCCTGCACCATCCCATGACCACCACCGAAGCAGCAGCAGCCGCTACCGGCATCGCCCTCGGAATTGGAGGGCTCGCCAAAACGTGGCGGCATTTCCCGGACTACCTGATCCCGACACTCGTGGCCGGGGTTGGAGCCGTGACCGTGCCCGCTCTCGCTGGATGGCAGGCCCACAACGTCGTGGCCGGGATCCAAGCAGGCCTCGCCGCCACCGGCCTGAACCAAGCCTTCCGCCAGTTCTCTGGCCGCACCGGAAACACCACAACCATCCCGAAACCGTGAAACTCTCCCGAATCCTGCTGGCGCTCTGCGCTGCGTTCATTACATGCCTGTTCGTCGCTGGGCCTGCCGCCCTGTTCGTTGGGTGCTCCACTCAACCGAGCATCGCCCGCGCTGCCCACACATCCATAAAAGCCTCCGACGCCGCCGTTGAAGGCGCGATTCGCGCGTGGGGCGTTTCGTTCGCTGACCGCGAGGCGAAGAACGAGGCGAGCCGCGCCACCGACCCAGGTGGATACCTCGAACGTCGCCACGAACTCACCAAGGAACACGGCCGCGTGGTTGAGCTGCACGGCCGCTACTCGAACGCAGTCCGCGCAACCGTTGAAGCGTGGATCGCCACCAAGCAGGCCGGGCTGAACGCGCCCGTTGAACCCATTGCCACCGCCGAGGTGGACGACCTTCGAAGCCAACTCCAAGCCATCGCCAAATGAGCAACACCACCGAAGCCATCAAGACCGGGGTCGGCATCGCCGCCGGTATCGCCTCCGTCGCCATCCCCGGGGCCGCTGTCCCGATCCAGATCGGACGCGCCGCGTTTGTTGGCATCATCGAGGCGTACGACGCGCTCATGGCCGCCCGCCCCGCGGACGTCACCGTCGGGGAATGGCGCGACCTTCTCCGCTCTCCCATTCACCAGCCGGGATTCGTTGACACCGTCGTGAACGAGGCCCGCACCAACCGCACAACCAACTCCTGAATTTATGGCACTCAGTTCCGGCAATCGCATCATCAGCACCCACCTCTCGTTTTTCCGTGAGGGGGTTGCGTACACCTCCCCGTCCTCTGGAACCTGCGCCCGCGAGGCGAAGCCTGGAGCCGCAGACACGGGATGGATCAGCCTCGGAAATCCACAGGAGTTCTCCGTCACCAAGGACAAGGCGGAGATCGAAATCATGAAGGGCGTTCCAGGTCGCCGGGTGCGCTACGACATGATTCACACGGAGGAAAAGCTCGACCTGTCGTTCACGATCGACGAGACCCGCGCTGAGATGGTTGAGCTTCTCTTTGGGTCGCTTACGCTGACCGCATCCTCGACACAGTTCAACCCGCTCGAAGGCTCCGAGAAGCGCGGCTGGCTGAAGGTTCAGCAGTACGACCAGAGCAACACGCTGGTGAACACCGTGGACCTCTGGGTGATCCTGTCGATCGACGGCGAGGTGGCGTTCAACAACCAGCTGGCTACGTTCCCGGTAATGGCCAAGACGCTCCACAGCACGCTCAACACCGGCACCCTGTAACCTATGGCCGACCCCATCACGCCCGGGCTGGCGACGGCGTTTTCAAACACCGGGCCAACCGCCATCACGCCGGCAGGCGCAGCCGCGTTCGACAACACTGCCCCCGCCGCGATCACGCCCGGAGGAGCCGCGGCATTCAGCAACGACGCGCCTGGAACAATCACCCCGGGCCTTGCCGGAGCCGCGAGCAACGACGCCCCCGCGACAATCACGCCATCGGGTGCATCAGCGTTCTCGAACACCGCACCAGAGACGCGGGCTGTGGTCGCGAAGACGGAGGCGTGGGCGCGCCCGACAGCGAACCTGTCGAGCCTGACGACGACCACCGGCACCATTGACGGAGCGTCTCTGGTCGGCACCGCGGCAACGCGCCAGTCCCGCCTCGTGCTGCTGACGGAGCAGACGACGGAGAGCGGGAACGGGTTGTATGCGGCCGGGACGACCGGAACGTCCGTCAGCCTGTCCGGGGCGTCCTACGACGGGTCCGGGGAGTACGAAAAGACCGGGCTCACGGCTGGACGCCTCTACTACTGGGCACCTGGGGCGTTCGGGACGTCTGTTGAAGGACTCGCTGGCGCAACGCTGACCGAGGCCGGGTTCATTGTTCCCTATGCGGGCGGAACGCTGATCATGTACGGCACAGCCACCGAAGGCGTGGACGCCACCCTAAAAGAAGCCAACCTTGTTCGCGCCGACGCATTCGACAGCGTCGCGGATTTCATCGCCGGCCAGACCGTGGCTGTCCTCGGGACCACCACCCGAACATGGTGGAGGCTCATCACCGCGCCGACCGCCATCGGCTCCTCAGACATCATCTACTCCCAAATCTGAAAAACATGGAACTTCCAGAAGGTGTGATTCACGTCAGCGAGGAGCAGAACGTGAGCATGTCCATCAAGCTCCTGAAGCGAGTCCTGTGGAGCGTCGCGGGAGGGGCATTCTTGGCCGCCGGCGTGTTCTATCAGACCGTCAGCATCAAGGAGTCGACGAACGACATCAAAAAGAAGCTGGAGGTCTTCAATCAACGAATCGACGACCACGAGCGGCGCCTTATCAAGATCGAGGCCAAGACCGGCATCGCAAAAGCGCAGAACCAAAACGCCAACGGTTGGGGGAATTAACCATGCGTAGTACATTGACACCGCTGACACACGCAGAATGGGACGAGAAGTGCCACCTTGAGGCTTACCCATGCTGCGGAATCGCGCTCAACGAATCACAGTCTGCGCGGCTTGATGCGTTGGCCAAGCGGGCGAAGATTCCGAAGCCGTTGCCACCCGGAACGCCTCACCCGTCTGTTCGCATCCCGAAGATGACTGAGATGCTTGCAAACGACCCCGGCGTCCCAGGCGCTCCCGTTGTCTGACCTATGGCCCAAATCGCAAACCTCGAGATCGACGCCGGGTCGACGTTCCAGACGACGATCGAGTATCTGGATGCCGACGACGTCGCCGTAAACCTGACGGGCTACAGCGCCCGAATGCACATCCGGGACACGGTCGAGTCTGACGATACGGTCGTGGAATTGGAGGACGGCAGCGGCATCACGATCACGGCAGCGGGCGGAACTTTGGACATCGAGATCGCTGCAACCGCAACAAAGGACCTTGTTGGCCCATACGTCTACGACCTCGAAATTGAGAGTGGAACCGGCGTGGTGACACGATTGGTTCAAGGTTCTGTCACCGTAAACCCGGAGGTTACCCGTGAGTAACACCGTCGTGGTCCGCCCGCGGGTCAATCGGGTGATCGTGCGCGCGCCAGGGCCGCAGGGGCCGCCGGGAGATGTTGGAGACGTCTCCGTCACCTCCGTCGCTGGAAGGACTGGAGCCGTGACGTTGACCAAGGGTGACGTTGGGCTTGGGAACGTCGACAACACGGCGGACGCGTCGAAGCCGGTCAGCATCGCTCAAGCGGCAGCGGATACGGCGGCAAGAGATGCCGCGATCGCGAGCGCGATTCAGAGGGCAAGCCACACGGGAACGCAGGCCCTATCTACAATCTCACAGTCAGGCGCAACGACTGGGCAGGTAGCGCAATGGAACGGGACTGCGTGGGTTCCGGCAACCGCTGGGTCCAGCGTGATGAAACCCCGCTGGAACTCGTCCACCGCCAGCGGCTCAACAACCTTAACCATCCCACTGGACAACACCATACCGCAGAGTTCGGAGGGCGTTGAGCTGATAACGCTTGCCGCTGTTACCCCGTCCAGCGCGAGTAATACCATCGCCGTCGAGTTGAGTGTGATTTTGTCGAATCAGTCCGGAGGCCCGCAAACTCCTATCATAGCCCTGTTTTTGGACAGCAACACCAGCGCTTCGGCGGCAAGCTACCACTCGATCAATGTGGGTTATGCCAATCTGGTTCGGACGTGTTTCCTGATACCGTCGTGGTCTGGATCAAAGGACATCAAAATCCGAATCGGCGCCCAAACAGGAACGCTTCACTGGAACAAATCCACAACGACGGACCTGATGGGCGGGGTTTCTTCAACCGTCTTAACAGCCACAGAGCTTGCCGTATGACAATCCGAGCGGCCATTCACTACCTACGCCCAAACGCAGCTTGGACGCTGCGAGGCGACAAGTACGTCGGCCTTGAGTGGGTTGATTCCACTCAGGAGAAGCCAACAGAAGAGGAGGTCGCGGCCGCGATGCTTTTGCCGGATCCTGTGGTTGTGCCGCAGGAAGTACCCATGTGGGCGCTGAAGGAAGTTTGCGTTTCCCGCAATCACACGGCAGCAATCGACGCCGCGCTTGCAGGTCTTCCGGAGCCGCCGAGGGTCAAGGCTATACTCCGGTGGGAGTACAAGGACACAATCTCGCGCGGGTCTTCGATGATAGCCTTGATGCAGACGCGTCTCGATTGGTCGAACACCTACGTTGACGAGCTATTCATTGCCGCTGACACTCTAGCGAAATCATAACCACATCCACATCTCCCATGGAAAAGAACACATACCCGCGCACAATCACCGTCACGTTCGAGGCTGAGGACGGGAAAAACCCGATGCCTCCCGAGAACGTCGAACTGCGCGAGATGCCGGTGAAGCGGTACACCAAACTAGCCGAATGCGTCATTCCATACCAGAAGCTGGTTGACGCCGTCCTGATGAAACCCAACGGCTGGGCGGATTCGCTTACACCTCAGTCGTTCAGGGATGTTTACACCGGGATCAAGGAGGCGAATCCGCTTTTTTTCGACTACTGTCGGGAAACCATGCAGGACGTAAAAGAAATGGGACTAGGTCCAAAGGCGTAAGCCTCCCGCAGTTTGTCTGCCAGTGCGCCGTGGAACTTGGAATCACGGCGCGCGAGGCAGAGAACCACACGCTGACGGAGTTGGAATGGATGCTCGAAGCCAAACGCCGAAAGGAAGCGCGGGACCAGTCCGCCGCGCTCGCACTGATGGCGACCGCGTTCTCCGCCGTCATGTCGAAAAAAGGTGGGGCCGGGTTCCAAAAACTCGCCAACCAACTGAAGAAGGCCGCCAATGACTGAAACGCTCAACATCCGGATTGCCCTGCAAGGGTTGAACGAGGTCTCGAAAGGGATCAACGGCATTGGAGACCGCATGCGCTCCGTCGTGGCTGGCCTGTCCGCGATCGGTGCAGCGGTGGCTGGGTCCGCCATCGTTCGCGAGTTCGCCGCCATCAATGGCGAAATCGCGAAGACCGCGACCGAGGCCGAGAAGTTCGGGGTTTCGACGGAGTTCCTGTCTTCGTTTCAGTACGCGCTGAGAGCTACCGGCGTCGAGCAGTCGAAGCTGGCGGAGGCCATGAAGGGTTACGTTGAGAAGGCGCAATCCCAAGGCCGCGCAATCGGCGACCTGTCAGGCGAACTCATGCGCCAAGCGGAGGTCTTCTCCCGCATGCCAGACGGGCCTCAAAAGACCGCGCTGGCAATGAACCTCTTTGGGGAAGCTGGGATCGCCTTGATCCCGGTCCTGAACAAGGGCGAGGACGGGTTGCGCGAACTTACGGACGAGGCGCGACGGTTCGGGATCGTGGTGGATGGTGACGCGGCGAAGGCGGCCAAGGCCATGAAGCTGGACATGGAGCGCCTGGGCGCCGTGTTCGACAGCATCAAGATCAAGCTCGTTCAGGACCTGACGCCAGCCTTCGGGCAACTGACCAAAAGCGCGCTGGCGTTCGCCACGCTCCGCAACCCGGCAGGAGGCGGAGAGAGTTGGTTGAAGCAGGCCGCCGACGATGTCGCCGCCGGCGTTCAGACGCTGGGCCGCCGATACCTTGAAACCAAAGGCTTCGTCGACTCGTTCGTCGCTTCCTTGTGGGTCACGATGAGCCCGCAGCAAGCCGTCAATCAGGCGATCGCGGACTCGAACAAGTTGCTGGACGAGTACGACAACAACCTCGCGAAGCTGAACAAGCCGCTGACCGAGGTTGAGGAAAGCGCCAAAGCTGCCGCCGGGGCCGTGAACTACCTCCAGCGCTCCATGGCGAACGCGAACGCGTTGCTCGACATCCGCACCATCACGGCGCGAGGCGACAACAGCACGGACGCCGCGAAGCGAAGCGAGGAGCGGGCGATTGCCGCGCAGCGCATGGCAGAGCTTCAACGCCAGCAGAAGGCGCTGGAGGCGACGCAGCCGGCCGACATGGG